AGGGGAAACAAATGTCTGAAATGATTGGTAGAAAAATTGCATTCGTTATTGATGGAGAAGTAGTAGATATTCTTCATACAGACGAGCGACTAGCGGCTATCCTTTTAAGTGAGCCAAAATTAGTAGATATTACAGATAAGATTGACACTGAAGGTATTGGTTCGGTTATTGTTGGTTCTTCGTATAATGAGGATTCCGATACTTTTTTTCATAAGATATCAGAAGCTTAAGGAACACATATGCGTGGAGAAAATAGACAAGGTAGATTTAATATCCCTTTTGAGCACAGTTCTATTATCTCGGGCACTACCACTGAACTTGTTCACACTGTAGGAACTACTGTAGACTGGTGGATCTTTGATCAACAGAATACCGTGGTAGACCCTATTTATGATACTGGTTCTGCCTCATCAAGTGGTGGACGTATCTGGAAGACTCCTCTTAAGATTCCTGTAGTTAATGCCCATCTAGAACAAGGCGTTACTGTACAGAGCGACCGTGGTTTCTATAACGTTGATCAGTTAACTATTGTCATAAATGTCGACGTAATTGAGGACCAATTAAACTTCTATGGGGCTAATGCTAATAACATTACTGAGCTTCATAGTGTAGAAATCAACCCTGATATGTATCTACGTGATCGCATTGTATTTAGACATGAAGTCTTTACTCCTATCAGAGTTCTACCAGAAGGCATCATCCAAGATAAGTACACCCTACTTAGAGTTCAATGTAATCAAGTCAATCCTGAAGAAATGGTCAATGACTCTCAGTTCCAGCACTTTGCTAACTACTCTCCATTCGATCCTACAACACTTTAGGAGTAAACTATGCCTATGAAATCTCAGGCCCAGCGTAGAGCTTTATGGGCTAAGGATCCTAAGTTGGCCCAAGAATTTGAAGACAAGACACCAAAAGGCAAGAAGCTACCAGAGAGGGTAAGTAAGAAAAATGCCAAAAAGCAAAGTAAGACCAAAGGCCGCTGAGAAGAAAAAGGCTGCTGCCAGATTTAAAGCTGCGGGTAAAACTCACGTAGTTGATAAACATAAAGATGGCTCGGTGAATGTACACCACCCAGACGGTGGAAAGAGCTATAATCTATCTAAGTTAGCTGGGGCTGTAACCATAGGCTCTGGAGTAAAAGCAACCAAGAAGTTTCATAGTAAAAAGGGAGGAGGAGAATAATATGTGCGCTACGTGTGGATGCGGTAAAAAAGGAAAGAAAGCTGTTCCTTTTGAAAAGAAGGAAGCTAAAGGCGGTAAGAAGGCTGCCCATGAAAAGGGCGAGTCTAAGAAGACCGAGAAACTAGAACACCTTAAGAAAGCTAAGAAAAAGTAATCATGGCTAAATCAAAACCATATAACGAAAAAAACGACAAGCCTCAGGACAAGAAAAGAACCAAAGGCATGACTCCTGCTGAAAAGAAGGAGTATGAGAAGATGGACAAGGCCCATGGCAAAAAGCACAAGCCTAAGACCATGAAAGAAGATGACAAGATTGACAAGGGTATTCGAGAGAAGATCCTAGCCAAGCGTAAAAAGAAGTAACGACTTAGCCCCCGTAAGGGGGCTTTTTCGTTTATGATTGACCTTGACGCCAGAGAAATCTGGAACCCTGCTGCTTTACCCTGCGCCTTCCTATGGAGGATTTATGATTTATATTGCCAATCGGCTTGCTCGTGAAGAGACTGACGCCGATAAAACTGAGTTTATTCGTGGAGTTGTTGGTCTTGATAAGACCCACAAAGGTGCCAAGCAGGCAGCTGTCGGATTTGTAGCCGGTTATCTCCTAGCGAAGAAGCTCAAGAAAAATGGCTAGTCTAAATAAATATCTCTATAAAGTCATTTCTACCGCAGAGAAAAAAGCCGCTACTCTGTATACCCAAAAGCTACGCAACTATGCCCTTAATTACGGCTGGCCTAGCGATCTTGCAAATAGTCTTAACATAGAATATAACAACGGGTATAACCAAATCACCTGCGCTCCGGGTAAAAAAGATGCCATACAAACTTTAGAATATGGTACTGAGAGCATTCCACTTTCTCCTGCCCTTAGATCCTTCATGATTGAGGAGAACAAATGACATTTATACTCAGCGAAGAAGAAGCTCTTAAAGCTCTACTCTCAGGAATAACTGTAGAGGATGCGGGAAATGCAGCCCGCCCAGTAGCTGTATTTTATGGACAGCCTGACAAGGAAATCCGTGCTCAGGTGTACCCATACATAACAATAGATTTAGTAGGAATAAGCGAAGACGTTTCCCGTGCTCATAGAGGGGCTGTTAATATACCAGCTACTTCTAAGTACACACCTGAAGGCGTTACTGTGACTGGGGATGGTTTGAAGACTAACTATCCTATTCCTGTAGACTTATACTACCAAGTATCAACCTGGTCACGTACACCTAGACATGACCGCCAGCTTATAGCAAAGCTTTTTGCTATAGGTAGATTGCCACTTAGATTTGGTCAGCTGAGCATACCTCAAGACGGAACCAACCGTAGATTGGATATGCTAGGGTTTACCAAAAGAGACCTTACTGAAAATGAGAAACGCCTTTTCAATAATGTCTATAACATCAGAATCAGCGCTGAAATCTTTGAAGATGTTCTGGTCCAGATGTACAAAGTTACACAACAACCAACAATCTCGACTACATATCAAACTATCCCTTTCTCTACAACAACTGCATAATTCTTTAACCTAAGACAACAACCTAACATTAAGGAGTAAACCCGAATGGCAACATTCAATCGCCCCGGAGTCTACATCCAAGAAGTACCATTGCCACAAGCGGTTACTCTTGCTAACAACGGCCCTGCCGTAGCCGCATTCGTTGGTACTTTACCTAAAGGTTCTACATCTGCTCCAGTACTAGTAACTACTTGGACAGACTTCACAAAGACCTTTGGTGGACTAAATGACGCCTACCCAACAACTTGGGCTGCCTATAACTTTTTTGCTAACGGCGGTCGCAATCTATATGTAAAGCGTGTTATCGGAACAGGTGCTACAAGCGCTTCTGTAACCATCACAGATGGTGCTTCAGGAACACTTACCGCTACAGTAACTGCAGCATCTGCAGCAGCTGGTACTGTTACATATACAGCTAACAACTCATTCTCAGCTGGTCAGACAGTATCTATTACAGGTCTATCTACAACAGCTTTTAACCTAACAAGCGTAACAATTGCTACAGCTTCAGCTACTCAGTTCACAGTAACTAACGCAGCTACTGGTACTGCAGTAACAGGTGCTTCAGCTACAGCAACCGTTACTCTTACACCAACAAACGTGTTTACTCTAACTGCGCTAAACGCAGGATCATGGGCAAACAGTTACTTTGCACAGGTAGTTTCTTCTGGAGATTCAACCCGTTTCAACCTAAACCTATTCGTAACTACAACTGTAAACGGCACAACTTCAACAGCTCTTGTTGAATCATTTACAGACGTAAGCATGTCATCTACTGATTCTCGTTATCTAGGATCAGTAATTGCTACACAGTCTTCTGTAGTATCTGTAGGTTCAATCAATGCTGCTAAGACACCTGGTATCATGGCTACACCTTCTGCTCTAGCAGGTGGTTCAGACGGATCGACACCAGACCGCACAGCCTACAATACATGGGCAGCTTCTTTCGATTCAATCGGAAGCTCTCTAGTACTGTACGCAGCAGATGCACCATACGCAGCTACATCGACACTCACATCACAGCTTCATGGTGATGCGGTTGCATATGCAGCTTCTCGTACAGATGCTTTTGCAGTTATTGACACACCTTCTGGTTTGACAGTGGCTCAGGCTCAAACACACATTGCAGCTACAGCTGCTATCTTTGCAGCATCTACTACAGGCGGTATAGGCGCAGCTTACTATCCTTGGTACAACATTCCAGATTCAACAAAGATTGCTGGAGCAACTCGTCTACAAGCTCCTGGTGCAGGCGTAGTAGGACAATACCTTGCAACAGATGCTTCTCGTGGACCAGCTAAGACACCTGCTGGTCTTAACAATAAGCTTGCCTTGGCTGTCTCAACAGAGCGTGCATTTACAAATGCTGAACTTGACTCTCTAAACGTTGGTGTTGATCCTATCAACCCAATCCGTCAAGTGCCTGGTGCAGGCATTGTTATTATGGGTGGTCGTACAATGGACAACACTCCTAATAACCGCTACATCAACCTTCGCCGTTCTCTTATCTACATTGAGAAGCAGCTAAATGATCTTAGCTCATTCGCAATCTTTGAGAACAATGACAGTGTTCTATGGAACCGTTTGGCTACAACACTAAGCGCATTCCTTCTTGGATACTGGCAAAATGGAAACCTTCGTGGTGCTACACCAGAACAGGCTTTCTACGTAAAGTGTGATACAACTACTACTAGCTTTGCTGATATCCAAAACGGCAAGGTTAATATTTCAGTCGGTGTCGCTCTTCAATACCCTGCAGAGTTCGTTGTGATCACAGTTTCACAGCTAACTGGAAATGCCACAGTCTAAGGAGATAACGAATGGCAACAACAATCAATCCGTTTAGTAACTTAATTACGGATCCAGTCCGTAACTTTAAGTTTCTAGTAAAGTTCACACCAGTAGATATCGGATCAGACAAACAGTCTGATGCGTACTGGGGTGATGCACAAAAGTCTGGAACTATGGGCTTCGTATCTCTTTCAGGATTAAGCACTACAATTGAGTCTATTGCTTATCGTGAAGGTGGATATAACACCAACGTTCACCAGATTCCTGGTCAAGCAGCCTTTACACCAATTCAAATGACTAAGGGTGTACTTCTTGGTACTCCTGAAAACTGGCGCTGGATTAAGCGCTTGTTCTCAGTACTAACTCCTGGTACAGGTGTTGGTGGAGGTGTCGGTGGACAGTTCCGCTGCCACATCGATATCGCTGTTCTATCTCATCCAAACCCACAAGGTAATCCTGGATCAGGTGAAGTTACAGGCGCTAACGCTACTCCATGGGATCAGCACGTATCTATGTCTTTCCGTATCTATAACGCTTGGATCACAAGCCTTACTTATGGTAATCTAGACGCAGGTGCTAACTCATTGATGGTAGAAGAGCTTACATTTGTACACGAAGGCTTCGATGTACAGTATGCTACTGGATATGCGAAAGACGCTTCAGCAGCTCTATTTACTAAATAACTAATCAAAGGTAAACAA